CTATTATGCTTTAAATAATTTCTAATTTTAAATTATTTTTATAAAAATAATTCTAACAAACTAAAAAAATCACACACACAAATATTGTGTGTAGAATTTATAAAATAAAAAATTAAACGATGATAAGGGTAGTAAATTATTTATTGTTTTAATTGTAAAAAGAACTATAGTTTTGGGCACGGCCTTTTTTACACCTTTGGACATTTAAAACGCCGATGTAGTGTTACATTTCTTACGTTTTCTGTTACACCTAATGTAACTTTATATCAACTTGTAGCAAAGCATATAACATAATAAAATTTTTCAGTTTGACACGCATACATGATAAAATTACCATCTTTTCGTAATGTAATTCCTTTATTAACTTTATAATTTTCACGGCGAGGAAACATTTTTTTTAATTCTTTATCTGGTATAATACCACAATAAGACATATATGAATCAAGATGGGTTAATTCATTAGGTTTTATATCATTTAATGTAATATTTTTAATCCATCCGCCACTTATATTAATTACTTTGGAAATAACTTGTTCAAGATTTGTATAATCATGTTTTGTACCTAGATAAATATCCAAGTCATAATCACCATAAAAAAGTACAGATTTATTTCTGAATATACGAAGAATTCTTTTATTTTGACAAGGTGAATTAATCTTATCATTACGTAGACTTATCCATATATGAACCATTATTTATTTATTTTTATATTTAATTTACTAATTTCATTTTTATATTGTTATAAAAACAGGCGTTTTAAATCTCCAAAGGTGTAAATGCTGCATTTAATCCGTCGCGCGGGGACGGGACCCCGCAATCCACCTATTTGTCCAACTTGTCTTGTTATACAAATTTTGTTGTCGGCTCATTAATTCTTCCCGAAAGGATAGTTGATCACGAGCGTATTGATCATTCACAACGCTGTATAACGTCGAATCGATTGTTTTCGTATATTGAGGTGTAGGATTGTTCATCGGGTCCATTAGAATGCTTTTATCTACAGTTGAACTTAATGTATATACAGGATCAAAAAAGGGTTGAGAAACCGATTGGTCAACATAATAAGCGATATTACCATTGTTCATTGCACCATACGTAGGGTAGATACCTCCATAATCAGAATTATCGATTTTGTAGACATCGTCCATATGTACAGCACCAACTTTGGCAGGTTGATCTAACATTGTACGGAGTCCTCTGGCTGCGTCAACTGTTCGGGAATCCCATCCGTAAAAGTAGGTTCCGTCTGCCTGACGATGATAATCTGTCATTGGGGTAAGACCAAGTCGATTAAGAAATGTGTCTTTTTGTGGTTGTCGATTCATTGGTTGATATTGTTTTGATATAGGTGTCATTCCGTAATTTTCGGTTTCAGATAAAGAAGAGAGAGTACTGTACATTACTTTATTTATTATAAAAATATTATTATAATAAAGATATATGAGTATTGTAAATTTTTATTTAAATATTGAACCCTGTGTTACAGGTTATATGTTTACAGATATAATTTATAAATGGACTGATAATAAACTTGAACGAACGCATGATTATATTCAATATCTTTTTCCGCTAAAAGAAAGAAGTAAATATAATAAAAAAGATATATTACTGACGGAAGATGATATAGAAATATTCAAAACAAATAAAAAAATTCGTGAAAATGTCATACAGGCGCTGAGCCGAATGTTACGTTTTTACGGTATATCAAATTTCAAATTCGATGGGGAACAAAAAGATTGGATGAAACCAAATAATCATAATCATCTTCGATTGACGAGAATAATGAAATTTTTACAGTTAATAGGTATGAATATAGCTTCCATAAAATTATTTATTGTATTATGTAACATTCATACAACTGTAAAAGATTCAATATCAGATGAAACATACGCAATTTGGAAGGATTTATTTATGAAATTTATGGTAACAGTGAAAGTAACAGTGAAAGGTAATGTTTTTGTAAAAAAAAATCAAATTGGTGATTTTAATTGGATGATTAAACAACCAGACTACAAAGATATTTTATTTATTTTCAATGATAATATCGAATATATGAATACATGTGTAAAAGGAAATGGAAATGCCGGTATTCGAATCTACAATCAATATAATAAAAAATTAGATATACCACGTTCCGCTGGTATACCAACTGGTAGTATAAAAAGTGGCGGGTTTACAAAATTAACAGAAAAAGTCAAAGCATATATCGACGAATCGATTGATAAAATCAAAACAATAATTAAAAAATACAACTATAAAAAAATTATTTTTTCAAAAAGTGAAAATGGAGATTTTGGCTCTGATATTTTTACAATCGGAAGCGATGTTAAAGGATACATTTTACATCGTTTACATTATCATTTGTTTAATTGAATTGTATTTTTTTTACATTGTAAATAAATGATACTATTTCTAAAAATACACCTTTATATGCATCAAAAAGTTATTCGTCTACAGAAATTATAAAATAACAATCAAAAGATATATGCGATCCAATACATGGTACAAAAAAGATAAAGGTAAAAAATAATAGATAGAGCAAAGTTACTCTGTACAACATGTTGAGTATAACTTGGGAGCACCAAAATGCTTTGAAACCATTCCTTATATAGAAAGCCTGGGGTTCAAACTTGTCACTCCTCTTTTTTGTAACAACGGCCCAGATGGAGATTATCATTTTGTAAATTTAAATTGTTCATAAAAATGATTTTTATATTCTAAAACATATAAAAATAAATCAAAGGAAAAAAGTAAGGAAAGAACGAATGAGTCAACAAGTCAGTCACTTTCCTTTTTCAACGTCTGAAGAAGACCATTTCAACGTCATTGAGAAATATTTCACCGAGAGAGGCCCTGTTTATCATCAATTTGAATCATATGAATATCTTGTCAATCATGGACTTCAACGGATCATTGATGAATGCAACTCGATTGAAATCGCGACAAAAACAACTAGTGGAGCAAATGCATCCACTGTTAAACATAATCTTTACAAGGCTACATTTGGACAAACCTACTGGGAAAAGGCGTCTGTCACTGATGAAAATCGTGTCATTCTTCATCTCACGCCAAATGAGGCACGTCTTCGTGATATCACATATGACTCTCCGATCTTTGTCGATATTAAAGAGGAATTCTGGGAAGATGGTGTAAAAGTCAACCAAATCAATCACCCAAAAGTATTTCTGCTTCGTATGCCTACGATGGTAGGATCTTCAAAGTGCAATTTGTATGGTAAAACGGTACCTGAATGCATAGCGTTGGGCGAATGTGAAAATGATCCTCGTGGATATTTCATTGTGAACGGAAAAGAACGTGCCTTAATTTGTCAAGAACGTCTTTGTCATAGTCATGTCTACGTATTTGAAAACAATTCCGACAAATATGTTGCCGAAATGCGTAGCATGTCAGAAGAAACTGGTCACAGTGTCCTCATCAAAGCCATCATTGATAAGGATTTTCGTAACTGTTGTTTTTCTCTTCCCTACATGTCAAAGGAAGTATTGGCCGGCGCGGTCTTTAAAGCGTTGGGATTTTCAAATGAAGAAATCCTTCAACTGATTCAGCCTTCATCCGTTCAGGAAAATAAAATGGCTAGACGTCTTATCCGTGACAGTATCGTTTTTCAAACACGAGAAGATGCCATTTTATACATTAGCAAATCTTCTATCCAAAAAGTAGAAGACAGCGAAGAACATCGAATTCATTATACCACTCAAGTGATTGAAAATGAATTGTTTCCTCATATGGGAATCTCGACGAGTCTTGAAAAAGGGATTTTTCTTGGTACAATGATTAACAAGCTTTTTCGTGTATCCACGGGTGCACGATCATTTGACGATCGTGATAACGTTTCTATTAAGCGAATTGAAGGACCTGGGATGCTTCTCGGTGACCTCTTTCGTATGTGCCTTAAGCGATATTGCGACAATTTGAAAAAGTATCTTGAAAAACGTCAAGATATTATTACAGCAATTTCACGAACAAACAGTATTACTCAAGCAATTCGTGCACCCATGTGTTTTGTAAAAGGTACATTGGTATCACTTTCAAATGGAACTAGTGTACCGATTGAACAATTAGAAACATTAGGAGCAAATGTACTTGGTTGGAATAAAGAAACCGGTTTATTACAACCATCTATTCAAACTCATTTTTTTAATCAAGGAAAAAGAGATACAATTGTCTTGACATTTGAAGATGGCAGAACAATTCAGTGTACACCTGATCACAAGCTTCTTGTATTTCAAAATGAAACTCCGACTTGGATGGAAGCGTCAAGTATTCCAAATGGATGTAATGTTTTTTGTGGTAAAAAATACCCTGATCTATCTACATCTTTAATGAAACTTGTTGATATTCGTAAAGGTGAAAGTGAAATTGTATATGATATTACTGTAGAAAATACACATTCTTTTCTTGCTAACGGAATTGTTAGTTCAAATTGCACGGGTAATTGGGCTGCACAAAAAAACACATATGTTCGTACGGGTGTTAGTCAAATCATGAGTCGTCTTACTTATCCTGCAACCATTTCCCATCTTCGTCGTATCGTAATTCCTATTGGAAAAGAAGGCAAAAATGTCAAAGTTCGTCAAATTCATCCAACTCAATCATTCTTTATTGATATCATTGAATCACCTGAAGGAAAGGGAATCGGTATCATTAAAAATTTTGCTCTTTTATCAAAACTCACAGTTGGATGCAATCCTATTCTGGTTCGACGATTTATCGAACAATCCAGTCATATCAAAGGAACAGATCAATTCTTGGCAATGACTCGACCGAATTTGGTGTTACTTAACGGAGTTCTTGTTGGACTTGCAGAAAACATTGATGAATGTTACAAGGAATTGCGACGTCTGAAATTTGATGAGCATATCTTTAGCGATCAAGTATCTTTCATCATGGATCGAGAAGAACGGGAAATTCGTATCTTTTGCGATGCCGGTCGATTTATGCGTCCATTGATTAATGTTGTACCAAACGATGACGAGAAAAACGATACCGGAGCACCTTTAACCATTGCTCTTCGTAAAGAACATGTTGTAAAGTCCTGGATGGATTTACTTGAAAGCGGTGTTATTTTATATGTAGATAGCAATGAAGTTGAAAATAGTTTGATTGCGATGTATCCGTCTGATTTAATCGAACATTCTACTCAGCCTTATAATTATTGCGAAATTCACCCAAGTACAATGCTTGGTGTTTGTTCGTCGGTGATCCCTTATGGTGAACATAATCAGTGTATTTATAAAAATGAACCTGTTTATTTAGCAGATGGTACAACTAAACCAATTTGTGAAGTAAAAGTAGGTGATAAAGTAATCACATTTGATCCTAAAACACAAAAAAATACAATTGCAGCTGTATCACATATTCATGCGGCTAAAACAGACAAAAAAGTGTATAAAGTTACCACAATTAATCACCGTAGTATCACGGCAACATTTGATCATCCTTTCATGACAACAGAAGGTTGGAAACATGTTGAAGATATCAAATTGAATTCAACCAAAGTTGGGATTTCATTGGAACCTAAACCTGTTTCTGTAGATGTCGAACACTTTCTTGTCTTAGATGATAATATGTTTCGACAAACGTGTCGTGAATACAATACAAAATGTAATTTATCGTCATTTAATTTACCAGTCTACAGTACGTCTCCTTCTATTATTATAATTGCAAGATTATTTGGTTATTGTTCAAGTATTGATAAGAATTTACTTGTAAATTCACTCGTGTTTTCACTTACATTTGATTCACAATATAGTATGGAATTATTTATGTATGATATTGGACAATTAGGATTAATATCTGAAAATCTAAACTTAGATAAAAGTAAAAATATAATTACATATTATGGATTAGTTCCTCTTTTATTAATTTCACTTGGAATAACCGACAAAAACTTACCATATTGGATTATTAATGGTTCTGATATGGTGAAAAGAGAATTTTTAGCCAGCTTTCAAAATGAAAGTAACTATAAATCATTATACGAATATTTTGACACGAAACCAATTGACGAAATTGTTGACAATAAACAATTAATTAATTATGTTGACACGATTGGTTTTCGTTACAATGTAACAAGGCAGGCAAAATTTGGATCAATTGTTGAATATATTAGACATAGTCAAACAATTTCATACGAAGAATGGTTAAAAATTACAGAAGTAAAGCTTTCCACCATTTTTCTTCCTATCATTTCAAAAGAAATTTCACGGGAAAATGAAATCTGTGATATCACAATCGATTCACCTAATCAAAGCTTTATTTGCGGAGATAATTTTTGTGTCCATAATTGCCCTCGATTGGTTTACGAGTCAAGTATGATGAAACAAGCCTTGGGTGTGTATGCACTTTCTTATAAAAATCGTTATGATACCATTTCACATGTTATGGCGTATCCTCAAAAAGCACTAGTTGATACAAAGTACAATAAAATGTTGCATTACGATGAAATGCTTACTGGTATCAATCCAATTGTTGCCATTATGTGTTATACCGGTTTTAATCAAGAAGATTCCGTTATTCTTAATAAAGCTTCTGTTGATCGTGGAATGTTTGTCACGACGGCGTATCGTACATTGACATATGAAGAAAAGAAAAAAACCAATTGTAGCTTCGAAAAGATTGAAATCCCTCCTTTGTCTTCTCAAAGCAAAGCAATGAATTACAGTAAATTGGCCAAAAATGGTATTGTCTACAAAGGAGTACCTGTCTATAAAGGAGATGTTATCGTTGGGAAGACACTTACAAAAGTACAAAAAGAAGAACAAGAAGAAAAGATCGATTGCTCCTTGTCAATTTCATCTGGCGAAGAAGGAATTGTTGACGAGATTTGGACCGGTAAAAACGAAGAAGGGTACATGATGGTAAAAGTAAAAATTCGACAACTTCGGATCCCTGAAGTCGGGGACAAAATGGCTTGTTTTACCGAGAATACTTCTGTGTTAACAACAAATGGTTGGAAAAGTATCAAAGATGTTAGTGTAAATGATAGTGTTGCAACCTTAAAAAATAGAGAGATTGTTTATGAAAAACCAAGTTCTGTATTTGAATATGATTATGAAGGACAAATGTACAATCTTGTTTCACAACAATTGGATATGACTGTAACCCCTAATCATAAATTATATGTAAAGAAACGTGACCATTCTGAATTTGATCTATATCGTGCTGATAAGATTTTTGGAAAACGTGTTTCACATAAGAAGAATGGCGAATGGAAAGCTGAAAATCAAGAGGTTTTTACATTAGGAAATCACAATGAGTTTCCAGAAGTTTCTTATTTATTAAAAGATTGGTGTTATTTTTTAGGCATTTGGTATGCTGAAGGATGGGCTACTTTTAAGAGTAAAACAACTGGCGTGGTGAGTATTTCAGTTAATAAAAAACGAGTATTAACAAAACTTACAGAAGTATTACAAAACATGAATATTATTTTTACATATAACGAAAGAGAAGAAAAAATCCATATTTATAATCAACAACTTTTTCAACATTTTAAACCTCAAAGTGTTGGTGCTCCTCATAAAACATTGCCTGACTATGTATGGGATTTTTCAAAAGAAGAGTGTCGTTATTTATTAGAAGGTTTGTTACTTGGTGATGGAAGTAAGTGTAAAAATTCTATTAGTTGGTCATACTGGACTAGTAGTAAAAAATTGGCCGAAGATGTTCAACGATTGGCATTACATTGTGGTTGGAGTGCAAATATGATTTTACCAGAAGGTCGTAAAGCCGGAAACACAAACACGATGTTAGATGGACGAATTATTACTACAAATTTTGATAATTACAGAGTTGCCATTATTACAACAAAGAATGAACCTACTGTCAATCACGGTCATATCCATCAACAAAAAATACAAAAAGAGGAATGGATTGATTTTAAAGGAAAAGTTTATTGCATTGAAGTTTCTAGTCATGTTTTTTATGTTAAACAAAACGGAAAACCTTATTGGTCTGGAAATAGTCGTTCGAGTCAAAAAGGTGTTTGCGGATTATTGTTAGAACATGAAAATATGCCATTTACACAACAAGGAATTACACCCGATTTGCTCATGAATGCACACTGTTTTACAGCCGAAACACAAATCAGTCTATGTAATGGTTTATCTAAACCGATTTCAAAGATGTTTATCCAGGGTGGAGAACATGTATGGACACATAATAAAGTCGATAAAGAAGAAGGTGATTCTGGTATTGTCGTTAGTGTAAATAAAAGTATGGGATGTGGTGGGGTAAAGAAAATTGTAAAACTTACTATGGAAGATGGTCGAACCATTCGTTGTACACCAAACCACAAATTTTACACAAAAGATGGACATTGGATCGAAGCACAAGACATGGAATTAGGAACTACACAATTACAAATGAGTATTGAAGGGGTCGAAGATGTTGTTAGTGAAACTGAATATGAAATTGAACAAAAATGGGAATTTGGGGAATTTAATATGAAGACAAATGAAAATCGTGAAAAGAGCATGGCATTTGCACGAATTTTAGGATTTTTGTTAGCAGATGGATGTATTTGTAAGAGCGGAGGAAGATACAGTTGTCCAATTTCATTTGGAACTAAAATGGATGCCGAATTATGTAAACAAGATATTTATTTACTTACAGGAGGAATATCACCAGTTATTCGTGAAAATGATTCATCTATTGGATTTGGTTATGTTTATATTGTAAATTTACCCAGTTGTCTTGTCGAAATTATTATTAAATTGGATGGTATTACAATTGGAAGAAGAACACAACAAATTACAACATGGCCTTCTTTTATTTTCGATAGTCCTCTTTGTGTTGTTCGTGAATTTCTTGCTGGATTGTTTGGAGGAGATGGGCATGCTCCTTATATAAAAGGAGAACATGTAAATGAAATTCGTTTTAGTCAAACAACAAATATAGAGTACGAAGAGAGTTTTAATCAAAAAATACAATTACTTTGTGATTTATTAAACCGATTTGATGTAAATGCATGTATTGAACGAACTCGTTATTATCATATAGATGATGGTGGAAAAACATGTGATCGACCAATTGAACCATTCGATAAAAAAGAGTATAATGCAACTATATATATCATTGTAAAAGATACATTAGCATTTACACAAAAAATTGGAATGCGTTATTGTATTGAAAAAACATGCCGTATGTCTCTTTATAAATCATATAAATTATTACAACAACGTGTGAAAGAACAATCTGAAGCCGTGTTTGGGTTAGTCAATAAATACATGAAAGAAAAAAAATCAACTGAAAAATCAATTGAACTTGCTCGTGCTGAATTTTTTGCTAACAATGTAAATCTAAATAATTATTATACCTTTGGTATTAGCGGAAAAACACAAATCGGAAATCGTAGAAAACCAAATCGTTCTAGCGATGTTTTACATCTTAGTTATAAATATTTTCCAACATTTAAACAATATATTGAAAGTTTAGGATGTTCTGAATGGTATTCAAAAGATAAATATATTATGGGTAAAGATACTACAGCTATTCCCACTTTTTTTATGAAAGTTATTGGACGAGTAGATGATGGAGAAGAACCTATCTACTGCTTCAATGTTGAAAAATATAATAATTTTATTGCTGGGGGAGTTTGTGTTATGAACAGCATCCCTTCAAGGATGACGATGTCTCAAATGCTTGAGTGTATGTATAGCAAAGTTTGTGCACTTGGTGGGACATTTGGTGACTCTACAGCATTTTCTGATGCAAGCATCGATCCAGTTGAAGATATCTCTAAAAAGCTTCAAGCATTTGGATTTCAGAAATATGGCAATGAGCGAATGTATAGTGGATTTACGGGGGAAATGTTGGATGCCGAAATCTTTATTGGCCCAACTTATTACCAGCGTTTGAAGCATCTTGTGGCCGATAAAATTCACTGTTTAACAACAGATCATGATGTATTGACAAGAAATGGTTGGAAACCAATATGCGAAATCACAGTCGATGACAAGGTTGCAACATTAGATAAAAATGGATACCTTGTATACCAAGAACCGAACAGCGTTATGAATTACCCAGAATACAGAGGAAATATGTATTATGTAAAAACAGACAGTGTTGATTTGGCTGTGACGGCAAATCATCGTATGTGGGTAAAAGATCTTTCATCAACATCATTTGATTTTAAAAGAGCGGATGAACTTTTTAATATCCCTGTCTATTATAAAAATAATGCAAATTGGATAGAAACAAGTGTTACAGAAGAAGATAAAATCATAGAATTAGTAGTTGAATTAAAACTATTAAAAACAGAATTTTTACCTCAATGGATCTTTATGATTGATTCTAGATATGTTCGTATCTTTTTTGATGCACTTGATAGTCATAACGAGTTTACTAGTGTGTCGAAATATCTAATTGATCAATTACAACAATTACTTTTACATAGTGGAGGTTGGTCTGGTGTTATTATCACAAATGAATCAGCCAAAACGTATACACTTTTAATCGATAAATCAGAAAAAGACCCATTTGTTTACAGGGGTGATAGACTAGTAGAAAACCAAAAATGTCATGTAGTTTGTCTTTCTGTACCTAATGAAATTTTTTATGTTCGTCGAAATGGAAAAGCGGTATGGACCGGTAATTCTCGGGCCACAGGGAATGTGACAATGATGCATCATCAACCAAGTGAAGGTCGATCACGAGAAGGAGGGTTGCGTGTGGGTGAAATGGAAAGGGATGCATTGATTAGTCATGGTGGAGCTGCATTTATTCAAGAAACATTGTTTGATATGAGCGACCAATATCAGATCAATGTATGCGAAACATGTGGAAATATCGTTTCATCTGCTACAGCTTGCCGAATGTGCAAGACAGGTCAAATCAATCGTACAAATATTCCATATTGTGCAAAGTTATTGTTTCAAGAACTTGAAGCAATGGGAATCAATATTCAAATTAATACAAAAGAGGAAGAAAAGAAAGAAGAAAAGAAAGAAGAAAAAAAATAAAAAACGAAAGAAAAACTCAATTATATAAATATCAACTATTTATATGTGTTACAGTTATCGTACGTCTCTTATCGCCTATACAATCGTAATGTTATCAGCTTTTTTTGCCCTTTATACAGGTCAGTATATCATTGGTATGCTGATTTTATTTTATGGACAGATCCAATTATCAGAAGCACTTATCTGGAAAGGTTTAGACGATGGTAATACAACATTAAATAAAATAGGCACAAATTATGGAAAATATACATTACCATCTCACGTATTCGCAATTGGTTTAGGTATTTTACTCGCCACAAAAGGAAAATCATTTATTCCTCTTGTGATCGGTATCTTTTCTTATATTACTGTTGTCTCTTTTTGTTATGACAATAGTAAAAACGAGCTTACCTATCCATTAGATCCAAATTGTAAGAAAGAATGTCAAAATAATGATAATAGATTACAATGGCCTTTTTACAATGGTGAATTGTGGTATGGTTGTTTGTGTATTATTGGATTTATTTTTGTATGTATGTACTTACCAGCACCATTGAAAATAATGATAACAATGATACTAGCGATTACTTATTTGTGTTCTTTTCTATTTTACAAAAATAACACAAAATCATTAGCAAGTGTTTGGTGCTTTTCGTCTGCAATTATTGCTCCAATAATCGTTTTATTAGGTTATTATTTATCTAGATAAATTATAGGCAATCATTTGCAGCTCCATTTGTAATTCCAGTAAATCAATATTAATAGGGACATCTAGTATAATAGTTAATATAAAAATATTTTTAGAACTAGAAGCTACAGCAGTCTCACTTTTACTTGCAACAATGATTGTATCATTATTATTCTCATTCTTTGAAACTGCAGCAGACATGTTTATTTTTAATATGTTTATTTTCAATTTTATAAGTTGTATGTGTTAGGATACTGATTTTATAAATAATTTCTTTAATAATAAATTAAATGTCAAAGTCGTTAATTAAAAAATTATCTAAAATTAATATCGAAAATATTAAAGATGTGGAACAAATATATGTTGATGATGAATATGGTCTAAAGTCTTACCCAAAATTGGAAACGTTATTTGGAATATTTTTAGAAAATTACAAAAAATGTGAAAAAAATCATATTGATATACTTAAACGAACAAAAGATGAAATTTGTTTATTAAAAATAGAAGAATTGGACGATGAAAATTTAGTTAGATTAGAAATGGCTGATAAACTAGTAACACAATTATTGTCAAATACAAAACCTTCTAAAAACAACTTACGCCTTATGTAAAAGAAGTTTTTTTACCATTAGCAGCAATACTAAATATATTTGCTTTTTTTGGCATAACTGAAAAAAGAATTAAAGATAGTTGTATGATCGATAAAGGTTATTTTTGTCATATTGTTAAATTTTTATTAGGAACCAAAAAAGATATAGATACATATACAAATGAAATGTCAATCGATACATTAGTATTAATAATTTCGATATTTTTACTTTTCATTTTTATAGTTTTATTCAAAAATAATTATCTAGCAGCAGTTGAAATACCTGGAGCTACTAGATTTAATCTAAAAAATCCAGATCCAGAACCAAAATTTAAAAGTAAGAATAGGAAATCTCTTCGGAAATCTCCTCGAAAATCTCTTCGGAAATCAAAACAAATTTAAATCGAGTTTTCTTTATAAAAATATGAATAATATAGCAATTTTTATCGACGGCGACAACATCTCTGGTAATCATTATCAATCGATTTTACAAGAACTAAAACAAGAAGGCCGTGTTCTTATTCAACGTGTTTACGCCGATTTTTCTACTCCCGCTACTAATCATTGGAAAGATGTAATTCTAAATCATGGAATGGAAGCTATACAAACCTATCGAGTTGCTAAAAAAGAAAGTACAGACAATGCTCTTATTGTTGACTGTATGGATACTCTTTACAATATCTCTACCATTCAAAAATACGTTATTGTAAGCAGTGACAGTGATTTTAGTAGTTTGGCTACAAAAATACGATTACGAGGACTTTTCTGTATTGGTGTAGGTTATAATCATACGTCGTTAAAACTTCGTAATAATTGTGATAAGTTTATCCTTATTGAAAACATTACAAATTGTCTACCAAAAGCAAGGTCAAATGTTCCTGATGTTTCAGGAATTGATGAATTTTTATCATCTATATTTAATTGTCAATCTGTAAAATGTTTACCTATAGACGACGTTGTGACAATTGATAAACGATTTTTATTACGAGATATTCAAAAATTACCTTATATTCGTGTTTATCATAAAAACATTTATTATTTATTGGACGAAAATGTAAATGTACTAGAACGTGTCTTGAATATTTTACAAAAATCTGACCGAGACGTAATTTACATGAGCTTTTTGAAAGACTGTTTATTGAATTTAGATAGTTCATTTGACCAACGCCGTTATGGGTTCTTTAAAATGGCCGAATTTGCCGAGATGATTATACACAATACAGAATTGAAAATGTCAACGGATGATAAAAAAAATGCAATTATTATAGTTAAAAATTAAAATTGATTTTTATAAAATGCAAAAAGATTTTATAAAACAAGAATGACCACTACTTTCGACAAAATGAAGCATTTTTTGAGTCTTCCAGACGGAATGTCTGTTGAGTTTGACCCCAATGTTTACGACGAAATTATCAAGTTTTGTTTTGAAAGTGCTACTAGCCGTAGGGTGTCGGAAAAGGATTTGGCTTTTTTACATAAGAGAATCCTGAAATACGTCGTGAACGGGTTTATTTCTACCGACGATTTTAAATTTTTTATTAATTATTTGGATAATTTACGAATTATGATTTATTATCTTGGAGGATTTTACGAAGCGCAGAATGTTAGTCAAAGTTCAACTGAAAGTTCAACTGAAAGTTCAACTGAAAGTTCAACTGAATATCTTTTAAATCATTTGCATTTTTCAGCCGTCGATGCAAATGATTTACTTACAAAGAAAGGTTTACCTTTGCATCATTTTTGTTTACGTGTTTCACAAAGTCAAATTGGAAATTTGGCTGTTACATATGTAAAAGAAGAAAACGACGAGAAAGTTGTTGCCGATGTTTTAATTGAATTTGTTAATAAACCTGGTGTAATTGGATGGGCAATTAAAGAGGAAGGAAAAGATCAACCAGAAATTTACCCAACTGTTGTTGAATTAATTAATAAATGCAAAGTATTTAAATTTTTTTGTTTTGAAAATAATGATGTACCTAGAGAGAGTCTAGATACTAGATAACATATCAATAACATATTGATGCCTTTCGATTGACGAATTGGTATGTATGTAACTTTTATAAATTTCGTTACATTCCCTTCGTTTTTTGATACTAGTTTGTAAAAGATATGAATATTTTTTCATAATTTCGGTTGGAATTTTTTTTAAATCAACAAATTTATCAACCGGCTCACCGCATTCTTCGCATTTTTGTAAATAGTTTAGAATTTCTGGTGTATTAAAAAGATCATCTTCTATTTTTTTATATTCATGGGTCAAACGATTACAACGATCAATATCAGATTTTTCCATTATTTTATCAAGTAAATAATATTCACCAGAACACCCATTTGTGTCTATATCAGTTAAACAAAGACCAAACATCTCTAATAATGATACCATTTTCTGCTGTAAAGGTCCGTATTTTTCCATATATTTCATAAAATGTAAAAGAGTATGATGAAGAGGATCGGCAGCTGAACCCATTCTAATCATTTCTGTAAAAAATGTATATTCAGATAACACACTAAATAACCAAAATGTTTGTTTATGTAATTTTTTAGCCTTTGTTGTGTTTTTAGATATATAGTAAATTTGCCATTGTGTATATGTATATCCTTCTTCATTATGTGTCGTGTAAAAAGACCTAGAAATGTCTTTATTTTTTAGGTAGAAATAAAACGCATTTTTCATTTGGTTAAAAGACATATAAATGTAAGGATTAAATCCCCATATTGTATTTGAATCTAATGGAGTTGTTAATGCTATCGTTTTAGTTTGTCTGCATACAGAGCAAATGTTATTATTCATTCGTTATATGAATAATAAGTTTTAAATAAGTGTTATTTTTCCAAATAAGGATTTGTTGCAACAAGTTTCAAATGTAACCTTTTTTAAACTTTACAAATATTCCATAATGTGAAGTATATCAAAATTTTCCGCATCCTGAAAATAATTCAAAAAGCTTTTTCTTTAATTGATTTTTCATATGGAATCGTCACGTTAGGTTCATTTTTATTTTGGAAAAATATTTGGTTGTGCCAAGTGTTTACAAAAAGATGGTATATTTTTGAATACATTTTCTCTATCCATACAATATGCATTTACTCCTCCTTTACCGTCAGAGACTGGTAAACTTATACAGGTATTTTTTGGATCTAATACGTTACCGCATACATAAGAACTGTCATTGTAATTTTTTAACACGCAATTGTTTTTATCATCACACTCTTTTCGTTGATTTTTATAACAAGTATCGTTATCGCAGTCCCATGTTTTCATACAAGCTTTTTTACTTTGACCATTTATTTCCAAACATTGCAAACCATCGCAACATTTATCTCCATCATTACAAAAATGTTGTTCGTCTAGACAACTACAAATTTGGTTTTTACATTGTAAACCATTACAACATTTATCATTATCACATTTTTCATTTATATTTTTACAAGATACATTTTCATTTGGCTTTTCGTTTGGCTTTTCGTTTGGCTTTTCATTTGACCCTATTAAAAGTATCAACGATACAATCAAAAATAAAACCAAACACGCTAGTTTTATCATTTTATTATATATAAAATGGAGAAAATCATTCATACAGAAAAATATGTAAAAATTTTTATACCCATACCAGATGATTATGATTACAAAGATCGAGAAGTGTTGAAAACAAAAGAATTATTAAATGGCACATTTGCTTTGGTTTTTTTTGAGATTGCCAAAAACAAAGTAAAATTATTGAAATTTTATACAGCAAACGGTCTTTATCCACATATCGATTTCGGTGTGGAATTTCAGACTATCTTTAAGAAAGGCTTAGGCAAAGACTTGTTATGCAAAGCCATACGTTATTTATTGCGAGAAACCGAATACACATCGGAAACAACCATTACATTAGACGCTTCTGGTGTATCTGATACAGTATTGTTATTGGATAAAACTGTGGTTGAAAGATATCGACATGATTACGCTCAAGAATTATCGAAAATAAAGGAGGCCGATCGGTTAAAGATGATTTTTAAATTGTACAAGCATAATAAGCTTGTAGATTATTATAAAAAATACGGATTTAGTGTTGTCTACTCGATACCGTTATGTACAAACATGAAAACGACGTTAGGAAAGGTTTTACAACATTGTTCTGATTAATCGATATCTTCACATCTTTTAACAGATGATAATGTAGCCAGTTCATTTCTAAAAACTTTATTTCGTTCATGATCATCAACATTAAATACATCAAATAATGAGTAACCTAGTTGTTCCATTTTTTTGAGTAATTGATCTTTTTCACTTCCATTTTTTTCTACTAGCATACTACTTTTAGTATCGATACTTTCTTGTATAGCTTCTCTAATCTCGTTACCAACAATTTTTATAAATTTACCTACGCGATTTGTAAATAAACGCGCGT